CATAGTCACGGCTTTAGCCGCTACGGTGATAAGATCATTAGTCTTTGTTTTCCAAGTACCAAAAGTATCTGTATTTGATATAGCAGTAATCGTTACACTCATTTCGTTATCTCTTTGACTGTTTTTTGTAATAGGCGCATAGCAGACTCTAGTTTATCTATTCTCTGCTCTAGTCCTTTGATATATTTATCTCGTTTCCTACTAGCAAGAGCATCCCTATATGCAACAACATCAGTATTAACTAAACCGATATCATTGGATGCTCTTGTGTATTTATCACTATTCATTATGTTAGCGCAATTGCACGATAGTCGAATATATGTGCAAACAAGTTAATGTCAGGAGAAAGTGTGCCTAGCTCTGGAGTGTCTAGTTCATTACCTGCTCCTGTGACGCCGTGTCTTATAACGAACTTCAATTGAAAAGACCTGAAGTTATTTGGGCGTTCTAGAGAATCGGCTAGGTTATACTCAAACTGTCTATAGTCTTTAGTATTACTAGTGTTAGAGTATAGATCAGGATTAGCATTGTCGAGTTCAATCCAAGCACTCTTAGTCTCTATGTTTTCAGGATACACAAATCTCGCATATACATCAACGAATGTTCCTGCGGGACGATATGCGGCCAATAACACTTTGATACCGTCAGCTTCAAGACCCTCTTTCAACACTACTTCTTTTGTTATCCAACTAGAAGTGGATGATGCTGAATTTGTAATATGATACTGGTAAGCATTAATCTCAGACAGTGCCTTATCGACAATAGGAGTAGCTGAAGAGTAGCTATTGTTTGCCATAGAGACTCTTATCTTAAAGTCTTCTGTGGTAGCATCTGCGGCATTCACTATACGACTCTTACTCATAACTGTTCTTAAGTTATTCTGAGTGTAGATGTTAGCATTCTTAGACATAGCTTTATCTATAGAAGCTCCGTCATAAAGCGTTAAGTCGCTAGACGTATTCATAGTGTCGCTGGTGTAGACTTGTGGTTGAAAGTATGAAATCTTCTTATTGTTTACGCCAGTAACTTTAGCTGTGGCTCCACTATCTATTCCTTTTATCACTTGACTATTTTCTCTGGCAGTACCGTCACCGGCTGTACCAGCAATTGATGCCACAAATACTTGTCCGAGATAAGGAGCAGATCCTGCGCCGACGGCTGTCCAATTTGCTGTTGTTGTGGATGATCCCAAGTTAGTAATCGTATATGTCGCCTGAGGTGTGAACGCTCCGATAGTTGAAACTGCGTTATCATCAATGAAGTTAGTTGGTGTGGCAGAACTCCCTTTAATATGTAACTCGTCAGCTTTTCTAGAATTGTAATGTGACACTCTACCAGCTACACAAACAAAAGCAATAGCAGTTTCTGTGGCTGAAAAGAAAGGTGTGTCTAATGTTATCGTAGTTGTTGATACAGTCGTTTGTAGATCCAAGATCTTAGCGACAATATCGTTTGTAGCTGTGCTATCTTGTAGGTAAAGATAATCACCTACGAGGAATGCTGTGCTAGGATTTGATATTGTCAATATGTTCAATTGATCACCAGATACGCCTGCTGTATAAGACTGACTCTTCTTAATATATGCGTACTCATCATCTATGAACGATAGAGTATTCTCACGAACTGTCATAAACTCCATATCATTAGGTACTAAATCTACAGTACCAGATGCGTTGAAGTCGTATCTTTTCAATGTAAACTTAATATCTTCGTCTTGATATGATTTCCAAGCACTATCGTTTGTTGAGGTGAATAATACACCGTCACCCCAGTCATTAGTCACAGCAACATTCGATGCCGCAGTTCCTTTAGATAGGCTGGTTGCACCAACTTTGGATGTGTAGATGAGATAGTCTGGAGAGTTCGCATCTGGTATAACTACAAATGCGTACTCGGCATTTGCACTCAATCTAACTGGATTGTCAAAAGTAAATGACGTTGCGGTAATTCCCTTATCAGATACAAGAACTTGAGATGCGGCTAGATGCTTAGATGCAAACGGAAGAACTTTCTTCGATGGATATCCATTGACAACCTCTCTTATCTGTAGAGTCACGCCAGTAGTGGAACTCTTCTGCTTGAAGTAAACGTCTACATCACTGAGCATGGCGACATTTGAGTTATTGGTGCTAGAGGACTTCACTCGGAAAGTCTGAGCAATAGGATCACCCACTTGTCGCTGAACTTCTCTAGTGGTAATGCTAACAGATGTGTCAAAGTCTGGTGTCCTAGTTGTAACACTCAAGTCAGTTTTATTTACAGCGAAGTTGTATCCTCTGTAAGTTGCTCTACCGTAAGACGTTGATGCCGATTCTATAGAAGTATATGTGTCTACGTCAACCACTTCTAAAACATTTTCTCCAACAAAGAACGTGCTTGCTGGTAGTATGAATACTGCGCTTAATACACCGTTGCTATCACTTCTTACGTCATTTCCTGATTGTGAAGCTAAGTATCCCACTCGTTTAACATCTAGATTAGAGCTATTTTGCTGCCCGAACGCTATGCTGGTACCCGGCGACACATGAGAATCTACAGATTTCTGATCAAAGAAAAAGTAGTGCTTAGTGTTTGGTCTTAATCCAGTCACTAGAACTTTAATTTCCTGTCTTCTCAAGTAAGGCTTCATGTTTATATCTGTGATGAAGTTGCCTACTTCCTGATTCATACTACTAGTCGAACTAGTAAGGCTAGTCTCTTCAATAGTCTGAAGAAACTCTCCCATTATGACTCTACGTCTTGGTCGATTTGTTCCAGTACGCTCTTCGCTTATTAGAGTCTCTGTGGTTAGAGGCTGAAGCTCTTGGAGATTGTCTACAAGATCCAACATAGGGCCAGCGATGTCTATCTCGATATTTACCGCAGGGTTCTGAATCACATCATACCCAGATGAGAACGGAGGATCGATAACTGCTTTGCCCTCAAAACTGTAGAAGTTTGATACGCAGTTTCTGAAGTTTGTTGCGTATGGCTGTGAGATAACTTCTATCTTAGTGCCAGTGTCTGCAAGTGTTACAATATCTGGAAAGGCTGTATTCACCCCACTGCTACCACCCACTTTCAAATCTACGGGAAATTGTGTTACCGCAGGAGTAGCTACAGTTCTAGTTCTATCGATTGCAGCCCTAAACTCAGGATCTCTGATATCAGCAACATTTAAGTCTCTGATATTGTCCGCTAGAATGCCGTTCTTGAATCTATTCAAGCCGTTGTCATCTCTAATTTCCATATTGCTTGTTTCTTTCTCAAGTAAGCTCAATGAAACTATGTCGATCAAGCCGTCTATTTTCTGCTCGATCTGTCCAATATCTTTCATTGTATAGTTTTTAGTCGATACACTACTGACGGTAATCTTGTCTTCCCCAGTAATAGAAGTCGTGTTGCCAGGAATCGTGATATTGCTAATTGCGTATAGCTCTTTAGCAGAGGGTACGCTAGGATTCTCATCTTCTCCACCCTTGAGTAGAGTTATGTTAGAATATTCATCCAATACCACGCTGTCTATTCTAGACATATAGTATGTTTGATTGCCCATGAGGGTTGCCGAATTAGCAGGCGCTATTCCTCTTGTTATTGATAGTGCCGTAGGAGAAGAAGAGCTTATTGTTGGTGCGCCGGCTGAACCCAAACTAGGAGCAACAATATCAGACGCATATGGTCTGAAGTCGTAAGAGTCCATTAAGTTATGCTCAACCAAAGACCTTGATGTATAGTTGTGTACTAGATATTTGCTAGTGACGTTAGCGTAACTATTTGCAATGAGATATCCACCACCAACAGTAGATGTTCTCTTCAGATATCTAAACTCGATAAGTAGATTGCTATTGGCTAGTGTCTCTCCCGCATAAAGAGTGATATAGGATCTGCCATAATAACCGTCTTTCTGATTTCTAACAAGTCTGAACTTAGACGTTACGTCTAGTGAGCCCACTGCGCCAAAATTATCTTTAACGCTCACGATCTCTACTGCATTAGGAACACCTAGATGTCCACCGTTAGTTGCGCTATAAATGGTCTTAACAAACCCTACGCTCTCGGCTAGAGTGTCGTGTGCCACATTAGTCTCGACGACACTATAATATAGTACTTCGCCGTCATTGGCTGAGAGTGTTACATCGACATCATTGCCAGAGTACACAGTAGTAGCCGTGCGAATTGCATCGCCGGAGGTGAGCGCATAGATGTCTGTTATCAGAGGCTTCTCTGTGCCTGTGCCAGTGAGTGTGAATGTGGCTGAAGACAAGCTGATAGATGTGTCTCTAACTCTCTTAACTACTGAGACGTTGCTGATAGAGCTGATTCCATTCTTGCCCGTATCGAAGATCATTGATCCTTGAGCGGCATCGAAAAGTTTTCCACTATTGGTTAGCGTTGTTGTTCCTACCTTCACGATAGTCGTAGCTTCTTCTCCGGCACTCTTAACTATACCGTAAACATATAGCTTTCCTGCACCAGCGTTAGCAACCGAGCATGAACCTATAACAGCATCGCTGCCCTTTAATAGATTATATCTAGTTCCATTAAGCTCGTAGTCCTGTAGTACTTGACCTGCCGCTGGGTTGTATGTAAAGTATTGTCCGTAACTTACTCCAGTATGCTGTGCAGTTTTGCTCTGTGTTGCAGTAACAGGTGGGATAAGTAGCTTAGTGGATGATACGCCAGTAACTTCTTTACCGTAAACGTATGCTTTACCAGGCGATACCACAGCATATGCGTTGTTGCCATCTTTCTCAAGAGATACGTTAAGTCCGTTGACTACATAGTTTCCAGACTCTTCATATGTTCGTCTAGCTATCTCATTCGTCACTGTGTTGAATTCGGTAACGTCACGAATACGAACAGCTTTACCGTCTACATATCTGATTAGTGCAAAGAACTCTGTCGGCTCTGTAGCTGTGTTATATGACACAAGAGTAGGAACAAGCTGAAGCCTATCAGCACCTGGGGCATTCTCATTATTGAAGCCTGATGCATTGTCTAGAAGTGTTGTGTCGGAATCGGAGTCGATAAGATTTTCTTTGACTGTAAATCCAACAGATACTGTGCCTGGAGTACTAGTATACTTCGATACAATGATAAATTGATTGTCTACAAAGATGAAATGCCCTTTCTGATAGATGACACCTTCTTCACATGATACACCGAAAGATTTACCCACATGATTAGAAACACTAGCTACAGTTACGTCACTAATTAAGACTTCAGAAGAATCACGAATCTTAAGATTCTCTCCTTGAAGAAATTGCTTGACATCTGTTTGGTTGTCTTGAGTAGTGTTCAGGTATTTGACAAAGAATGTTTTTAAGTTTGGATCTTGAGTTTGGAAGCCCGATTCAGCCTTCACGATCTCAGCCCTTAGTCCAGATGTTTGCCCAGTGATAGTGAACGATGTTTTCGTTCCGTCACTATTAGAGATCTGATCATAAATTGTAGGATCGACAAATCCTGTTTGATCATTTAACTTCACATAGAAAAGGTCGTCACGAGCAGTCAAGTTGATACCGCTTATGATAGTACCTTCTTTATATACGTTAGACCCGAATCGCTCCACTTGCTTTTGCAAGATTGTTTGGAGCTGAGTTAATTCTCGTGCTTGAACAGCCTTTGCTGGCTTGAACAAAACACGGTTGAACTGCTTCGCTTCAGCAAAGTCATCGTAATACGGATCTACGTTTAAATCTGTGTTAATACCCATGTGTTATTCTCTTTCCTTAAAAGTCAAATGTGAACTTTACTTTTTCTCGTGAAGTTTCAGATCGTGTTATGGGAGAAAAATCTAAGAAGTGCAGTAGTTCTCCACTGTACGAGTCATAGTCTCCATATTCAATAGTATTTATATTGATAGTAGTAGCGTTAGTTGAAGATACTGTACTTTTTATTCTTATATTTCCTAGCTGTACCTTACTTTCAAAGTCCCCATAATAATCTACTAGATATATTTTTGTGTTGGTTGATCCGTCATACACACTCTGATGTACCTTAGCCTTTACGATCTCCTCTTCCTCATCGGGAGATAGATTATCGACGGCAACAGAAACTGTGCCAGTCTTATTTAGACCGACTGATGGCGTAGATATAGAGGTGAACGATGTTCCAAGAGCCCCAGAGATAGTAGTTGTAGCTAGTGCGTCCCATTCAGCATCCGTTAAGTTACCGGCATCATTGATAACATAATGCTCGCCTCCAACTATATCTTGAATATCTATTGTTCTGATATATTGCTCGAAAAAACTATCGGCTGGAGCATCGGATGTCTTGTCGCCAGATACAGTCAAGACAATACGGTTATCAAATTCAAGCGGAGTTGTAGACGCACCTGTGCTATCAGTAAATGTAGGATTCTTTAATAAACCAACCTGCGTGTATGTGTTGCTATCAGGTATATTTACAGACTGTCCTATAAAGTCTGTTACTATAGTCAGTCTACTCATCGCCATCTCATCAATAGGATTAGAGCCGTGGCCACCTTTCGGAGAGATTACTGTACGCAAAGTTGTTATGCCTGGTGTGGATAAACTCTTAGGATATATGACCTGGGCAGAAGCAAATTTATATTCGGTGCCTTTAGTCTCAAACGCAACCCTAGTAAGTGTTCCAAACTGATCTATAATTCCATAAGCTCTAGCTCTAGTTCCACTTAATGTGCTAGAACTAACCTCTATCTTAGGCACCAATTGTCCTGATCCAGACGAGCTTATAACATCATTAGTTCTTACTTGTACTGTGATTTCTTTTGTAGCGTCATTTGCGGTAGACGATATGACTTGATAAAGTTTACCTTGGGTTGAACCAGTTGCCGATCTGAAATACATATATTTGTATGCATCGAGGTCTTGATATAAACTTCTACCAACCTTGTCAGTAATTCCCAAAACTAAAGTCGTTATGTCTTGTGAGATGGAACTGCTTTTAACTAATACGCTAGACGAGTTTGCTATTCCAGTCGCTTCCCCAAACAGATACTGATTAAACTGTCCAATAGGAGTAGACTCAACAATAATCTGAGATATATTTTCTTTAGCGTTAGCTATAACATTTACATCGCCATACACAGGAGGCAGAGGTAAGCTATCTACAGTTTTATAAATGTCTGATTCGTCAGCATTTACTGTAAACATATAGTGCCAAATATATTTGTCTTCGGTCTCAACTGATTGGTAATTCGCTGTAGCAAATTGCTCAATAACAGTCTGTGGACTAACAGTGGATGGTGACCCGTTGTTATTCTCTATACACTTAAAAACTAGATATTCGCCTTCTGTATTGCGAATAGTAACTAGTACGTTTAGTGTTTCGATATCTGCAATGTCATCGAATGCATCGTAGACTGTCCCATCAACCCAAGCATTCTGATAGAACATATACCTTGCAGATGAGTCTTCGATCTTAGTGCCAAATATAACTTTTCTTTGGAAGTCTCTTTTAGAGACTTGAGTATTGGTTACTGGGGGAACGCCGTCTACAGAAGCAAGGGAACTCGAAGCCATAATATAATAGTTTGCTTCGGGTCTTAATGCTGTGAGCTGATCGTCCACCATAGCCTTGATGGCATTCTCGTTTGCAGATGTCAGAGTAAAACCAGACTGTGCCACGTCATATGCTTGAAGCTGAGACAAGAAGTTAGCACCCAGAGTGGAGTTCTGACTCTTAAATGAATTGAATAGTTCATTAGTCGTCTCAATCTTAAAATTTTCTGTAATTACCTTTGCCATTAGTTTTATCCGTATTTGTTAAACTGAGCTTTGCTCTCTAGTACTGGGGCCTATTATGTATGGGTATGCTGGGTTGTTAAGACCACTATCCGAGAATGTTAAGAAGTACGCATATGTTCCTGTACCATAATCAGGAGTCTTACAGAATCTCCCATTATACTCATCCAGTGATCCCAAGCCAGTTACATACTCATAGTCTTCTATAAATGATCCTGCCGGGAATTCAGAATATGGAAAAGTTCTCCCACCAGCTTCCAAAGTCTTTGTTCTATAAGAGCTTGTCATCCGAACAGCAGGGTTTGAAGCTGAACCGACTTCAGTCGCACTCGTATATCCATAAGGTCCATATATGGGATATCCATCAAATGCAAATCCTAGTATCTTTGAGTGTCCGTCAGCGTGTCTAGTATTATCAACACCAAAAGCAGTTCCGCTAAGATATGTAGTAGATGCTATGTATTGAGCATTTGACTGCATTCCATTCTTATAGAATGCTCCACTTCTATATCTATACTCTCCACCAGTTTCAGGCCTACCACCACAAGCATCAACTCGAAATTCAGTTGGATTATCTACAGTGTTCCATGTGAAGTTACTGGGTGCCGCTGTAGCAGATACAGGTAACGTATCACTACTAGATGCTGATGTATATATCACAACCCCATTTGTAGTAACGCCTATTGGACTAGTTAACGATACAGCCTCAGGATCAATCGTGTTACTTCCTGCTCTATACTTAAATGTAAAATCATTCAGTTGGTCCTGTATAAATGAGCCATCTATGAACGACCTAACATCCCCATTATTCACAAGTGGGACTCCTGCTTTTACTGGATATGGATCGCCGTCTGATGTTACTCTCAATGTAGCCATTAGTGTTCCTGTTATATTGTTCTGGTTTCATCTTGGACTATGATGTCTGCGTGTAGTGGATCATTACCCGCTGTTACGTAGTTTAAGCCATCTGAAGTCGTAATAAGTTGCTGTGAAGAGAGATCGAAGAAACTAAACTCTACCTCTAAACTATTATCTAAAACACTACTGCTATTTATCAGAGGCGTACTGAACAGTTTCGTACCCGCAACACCGACAGTATCTTTAATCAAAGGCTCGTACTTTTTAGGATCTACGATTGATGATATGTCATATGAATACTCTTGATAGTAATTATTGTCATGAAGCCTCTTAGTCTTGTCACTCAAGAATGAAGTTTTTGTTTTCCATCTACCTTCAGTTCTTCCTTGACCCAGTGTTCTAAGTGATGCAGTTGCAACGACCTGATTATAATATGAACTATCTGTGTCTGTATTGATGATAGTAACTATCTCATTGTCTGTATATCTATATCCAGTTTTGACGATAGCTATCTCATCTATTTGTCCAACTTCGTAAGATGCTGTTCCACTAATAGTAGCATTCGATCCCATAGGCAAAGATGTTGAATCAGTGCTCATCGTAGAGATCAATTTAGACTTACTCGATATAGTCAAAGGAATAGCAGTGTCAAATCCATGAAAACTAAGAGGACGGAAGTAGAATCCATTACCCTCTCTCTTGATGAACTTAGCTTTCGCTGTATATGGAGCTGTTCCACCCGCAGTAAATTCGAACGTAGTTGGAGAAGTAGTATATCCAGAACCGGTAGTGCTTGCACCTAAAGCTTCTAGTGCGACTTCGCTGATGTTACCAGACTGGTTGATATCTACTTCATCTATTGTTCTGTTCTGAGTGATAACGTCACCAGACTCTAAGAAAAAGTCAACTGTGTCGAAAGTGATAATCAAATCTCTCTTACCGAACTTAGCGATGTTATCGTGTATTAGTAAACTTTTGACATTATTCTGATAGTCAGCACCCGTAGACAATATATTTAGAGATTCGATTGTCCCTATCTTTACTGTAATAGCAGAGAATGCGTCTGCAAGTGTCGTGTCAAAGTTCTCAGCACCAGGACCAGACATTCCATAATCTTCACCAACATCACCCTGACTGTTGTCGTTAGGATCAATCACTTCAGTAATGAAGTCTCCGATCTGATCAGTAATTAGGGTAACAGTCTCTACATTTGATAGAGAACCGATGCTGAAGTCAGCCGATCCGTTGTAGCTACCCAAGCTCTTTACTGCTACTGAATATGGAGAGTTTGCACTAAGAGCAGAGTCGCCTCTATGTCTTTCAATAGTGAAACTTGGATTAGTCAGTGTAGGCAGTGTCACTGTCGTGCCAGCCTGATTGCCACCAGCAGGACTTATGAATCCAGTGTTGCTGGGTAAGTAGTCGGGCGTACTGCTTACTACTAACTTCGGAAAAATGTCGAACTTCGAATAGAGAGCAAACAATCTATATAGATATCCACCCCATTCAGAAGCATTGTAAGTAGCAGGATTCAGTCCGACAAGTTCTGTCACTGGAGATGACGCTGTGGGTGAATGTACTGTACTGTATGATGTTAGAACTTGAAAGTCAGTGGTCGTCACTGTACCAGTATTCATAAAGTCTGCAATGCTACCTGTACCGTCTACTAAGTCAGTCTTAGCAAAGTTTCTAGTATAGTTAAAATACTCATTAGGTATATTGTAGCTGTTCGGCGTAATTAGATTCGCAAATGCAGCTACGAGAAGATTGATATCACTGCCACCCTGTGGAAAAGTCTTACCATGAAACGCTTGAACTTCGCCTAATGTATTAGACTCTATAAACAAGAGGGGGTGAGTATACTCGATTACTTTAGCAGATCCACTGACAGAGTACTGAGTTGCACCTGCGTCACTAGATCCTGTATAAGAGATACTGCTACCTGAACAGACGATAACGTCACCAGGTAGAAAATCTACATAGTTGCTGTTTGTCGTTCCGTCAGCATTAGTAGGAGTATTTGTTGAATCGATAATCATTACTTGATTGCTGATGCCAACAGTGTTAGTTGCAGACAATGAAGCTGGGTCTGCATATCCAAAGCCACCATCTTCTACATTGAATGATATTGTACCAGTCTGAGTCTGAGAAGTCTTTGTGACTCTTCCCTCACCATCAATACCAGTAATCGCAGACGTAAACTTAACCTTATCGCCTACACTCTGAGTAGGAAGCCTATTTAATCGACTCACGTTTACTTCACTGATCGATCCAGATATTAGCTTACCAACATTAACTGTTGTCTCTATAGCATTATTATTTGTGGTCACGACAAGGATAGAATCGTCTGACGAGAAAGATCCTGCGATATTCGATAGATAGACGATAGGAGACAGTGAGCCCGAGAAGTTAATAAAGAGAACTTCATCAACAAACGCTGAAGCAAGAGATATGTCGCCTCGTATTCTATTCCCTTTCTTAATAGGATAGTCATCTACTGTATAGACAGGTTTCATTTCTAGATATGTATCACCGCCCCAGATAGAGTCTGACGGCCGTAGAATAGCAGTACTAGGATAGAAGACTTCAATCGCTTCATCAAAGAAGAGTCTGAACATAAGCTCTAGGGATTGTTGTGTACCCTTTCGCTTGTACATATCCTGAATGTGCTTAATAATGAACCGTACATCAAGTGCTGTGTCAATAGGAAGATCAGCAAGATACTTCTTCTTATAGTACACAAGAAATGTCGAGAGAGTTGTGTCGATATCCTTTAGCTTAGGAATATCACGATCCATCTTCTCGTCATTGTGTTGATAGTAGGCCTTGACGAAATCTATAAGAAAGTCACCATTCTCCCTATAGAAGTCAGGAAACTGTTCTGCTATTCCTGAGTAGATATCATCTCTTATAGTAACTGACATATTATGATTCCAATGGGGTTACTGTTACAGTTACATCTTGCCCACGAATAACTAGGATACGATCCTTAGGCGGCTTGATATCTTTACTCACTGTATTAGCAGTAAACTTAATTGCATTATTCTCAAAAGAAGTGATATTTAGATTTGACAACTTAATATCACCTGTGCTATAATTAATAGTTCCTACAGAAGACTTAAAGATGCCTAACGTATCAGTGTTAGCTGTCACAAGCATGATGTTCCCTTGACCATCATCTTTCGCTGTTACAAGAGTATCCTCTACAGTAAACTTAGTAGACTCAACAGCAGGCTTGAATGTGTTGAAGCCTGATACGACATCAAATGGATATGGTTGTACTAGCGTTGATTCAAAAGAGAACGATGGGCTAGTCGCTTGATTCAACTTAGGAACATATTCAATGATAGGCTTTGCTACGATATCAGTTGATACGATAGAGCCATCAATAGAGTCTAAGAAAGCGGATAGTCTTGACTGACGGAATGTCTTATTAAAGTCATTGAGATTAGTATTCTGATATGATATGACACCAGCATTAACTTCGCTCTGAATCTGTGCCGCACTCTTACTAGTTAGATTACCATCATAGACAACATTAATAACACTATCCACATACATGAACTTAGCAACAACAAAGACAGGCTCAATAGTGAGAGGAG